TTCTCACCCCCCCCACCAGGTTGTTTCAGATCACCCGCTCGATCAGGGCAAAGTCACCCCCCCCCTTGCTCCCCCTGAGTGGATCTCAGGGAGGCGAGCAAGGGGGGGAGGGGGTGACCCCCTCCCCTGTTCGGATCTGGCTTCGGATCAGGAGGCGGTCGCGGTCTCGGCGGACACGATCCGGAACCGGACCTCACCCAGGGGGAAGGCGCCCGTTCCCTTGGCGCAGAGGTGGATCTTCTCGCCCTTGCCCATGACCCAGGTCACGGTCCGGGTGTTCGCCTCGCCCTCGATCTGGATCTTCTCCCCGGGCCGCCACTCCTTGGTCCCCGCCACCAGCCCCACCCCGAGGGATCCGGTGTCACGGTTGTTGGTCACACAGAGGGTGAAACGGTTGGTCTGGTTGGTCTGGTCGTCGCTCATGTCGTGCCTCGTTGTGCTGCGTGGTTGCCGTGGCGGACGATCCGCCCCGGTTGCTGCCCTCGCCCTGCATCTGCCGTGCCGCTCGCCCACCCTCGCCCGATCCCCTCGCCCACCCTCGCCCTGCATCTGCCGTGCCGCTGATCCGCTCCGATCCGGGGGGGGCGTCCCGGATCGCTCCGAGCCCCTGCACCGAGCGTGCCAAGACGCGTTGCGTCAACCCCGTAGATCAAAGCAAGAAACGTGCCAAAACAAGAAAGGGTGACTGCCCTCAAGGGACCCGGTTAGAGTTGTAGCTGAATTTAACTGGATAGATATATGTATACCAAAATAGTCACGCGGGACCCAAGCTGTGATGAGCGGCCCGCATCTTGCATCTTTCGGCGCGGAGCCGGCCGTGTTTAAAACTGGAGATATTATTACGTGGCAGGGACCCGAAATGGCAAGATTGTCCTCTATTGGAGATGGGTATAATATTGTATCTGGGGAGAAGTTTATCGTAAAGACTATTGTTCAAGTTAGTATAGATCATTATAGATGGCGAGGATATGCGCGCATTCTACGAACAAGTGGATCCTTAACTTATATATACGATAATGAATATCACCATTGTAGTGTTACTAACTGAAGTGAGTTTCTAGGGTAGCAAACCTATGTTTAAAACTGGAGATATTATTACGTGGCAGGGACCCGAAAGAGGGAGAATATATGGTGATTACCCAGAGATTAAATATGGGGATAAATTCATTGTCACCAATGAACGTATGAAACCATTCATTGGTTATAACTACCAGATTGAACAGTCCACGGTACTAATAGGATTAGATGGACGTACATCATATGTATATGATAGCGAATTTTACCACTGTCTGGTCCTAGAGACGAAATAGTCAAATGCTTCCGATTCGTGGTGAGCTCTATGAAGTGGTTAAATCCTGCAAACGACGATCTAGAAGTAATCAAGATTGGAATCGTGATTGGGAAGTCGGGGATCGTTTTATTATAGATTTTGTTCAATCATTATATAGAGATGGGGTCAAACGTAAGGACCCAGAACATTTAGTACCACTACTAGTTTATGTTATTTTCTGGGGTCGTCACTACAGGATCAATTCCTATTTCCTGGAGCATTTTTGTGTTAAAATCGGCTAATCTACCGAGCCAAGTCATTGTTCGAAGAAGTTCAGTAAATTTAGAAGTCGGCCAGGTCTGGCGTGCTGGTATACATATTTATCCTGATGCTTGGATGGGGATTACCATTGAGGGTCGGAAGCATAATTTACAGCCTTGCGAAAAATTTATTATTGCAAAACAACCTAATAATCCAGAATGGTATCTAGATGGTGACGATGTGGAAGTAATGTTGACTGACGGCCAACATATTAAATTACCGCGCTGGGCATTTGAGCAGGATCAATTTTTATCACAGATTGGCCAGAATGACGCTAAATAATTATAAGATTGGTGAACGCAATGACTTACACCACCAAATGTTGTTATAAAGATTTAGTAATAGGTCAAGTTTGGATTGACGAGAGCCCAATTAATGAAATTGAGGATGACCTCTGGGTTGATGAAAAACTAATTATTTCAAACCTACCACATAAGAGATATAACTACAATCATGGCCTAGTCGAAGTGACTAGGTTAGATGGTACTAAGAAGGTTGAATATTGCTGTGTATTATTCAGTGAGAAGACATTAACTAAAATTGCTAACTAAAATATGACACTAACACGAATCGGGCAGGTTTGGGAGATAACTAACCCACTTTCACAACAATATGGGGACAAATTTATTATAGTAGGCCGCCCGATTGCACTGAATGAGCATGTCATGAAATATATTGAAGATATTAGTTTCGAAGATCAAGTAATGGTAGAATTCGAGTACATTAATGGTTCTCGCGGCGCTGGTAGTCTAAGATGGGTTCGTCACGAATGTACCCTTCTAGACAACCAAAGTTCTACTATCAAATAGAATTAGTGTATTACTACTTAATCTAAAATAGGTATACAGATGAGCCCGGAAAGAGTTCAATATCTTTCCGGGCTCATCTGTATTAATTTATAGTTTTACAAAATTCTATGACTATTAGGCATCATTCCACAAGTACCACCCATAAGAATAATATTATTCTTATGGGTATATTAGTTGGATCCGCGGATCTAGACTTTATCAATAATGAATATGTTTACCTGATTAAGATATATTAACATAGGATTGAAGTATATACTATCTACACGTACACCAAATATAATGTGAGCTTGTTAAATTTAGCCTTGGTGCGGTAGTTTGTTATTCATACTATGATGCTAGGTTAGGGTAGACCACCATCATTGGCTTTATGAGCCATCCTTTTTATCGAACTGCGTCTAATGTATCTGGGCTGCCCAGCCGAGTTGAATCTACTATGTGGGATAAATTGAGAAAGGTGTCTCATCGAGTTTGGGAGATTAAAAGCTCAGATGATGAAATCATCCCTGTCCGTAAAGAAAATGACATAGTGGAACCACAGATGGAGGAAGATGAGGAAGATGAGGAAGTTTCGGACGAACAATCTGATTTGTCAGAAATTGAACCTGGAGATCTAGTTATATTACTGCTGGGTGGTCGAGAGCTACAGGCTAGAGTTTTATCACGTTGGGAAGACAATACTTACTCGCTGGTATCTAATGAAGGATATCTAGACAATATCGACAAATCTTGGTTGCAGAGAATGGCTCAGGCGGCACCTGCTTTAAATTTGTCATCACCACGCGCAATTACTCGTGAAGACACTCCTGCACAACCCGGCGCACCTGCACAACCCGGCGCACCTGCACAACCCGGCGCACCTGCAACTACACCTGGAGACCCAGAAGCAATCGATTCATTACAACGACTACTTCAATCCAGAGGTGGACACGCTGCCGTAGAATTATCACCTAGTAGTATTCTAGAATTACGACAAAGCGCGACTGGGGTTGCTGCTATACTATGGCACATATCTACTCAAGCCGCAATGCAGCGTAGCTACAAAAACATGCAAGATTTAGTGTATGATCTACAGCTCAAAGGGTCTTACCAAGAACGTCCAGTTCAATTACTTCAACGACAATAGAATTATATCCACGAGTAACTGAGCTACGAGTTTACTGATCTTGTAGCAACACCTAATTTTGATTAATTCTATATATACATTTAGGCATATTGTTTGCATCATTCGGTCTTGATTTGATATAGAATCCAAGTCCATAGTATTGCTGGCAACATATAAGACCTTCTACTAGTGCGTGCTGCGTCGGAATGAATTTGTAAGGCTCGTGCCGCAACATAGTACCTGATAAATGTTGCGGCTTATACCATAAAATTATTATTTAGTAGAGGTTACCATGTCATATCTTGCACATTTCAAAATGTCTCAAGTTAATTGGAAAAAATATCCTAATCAATATATTAAGCGACCATTTACGGATCCAAAAGGGGTACGTGTGTCACCAAAATTAGTGGTGGCTCCCGCAGTACTTAATATACTCAAGAAGATCGACGCGCTAGGATTCAGTATATCTAATTATTGGGATGTTGTTAGTCTTATGAAGATGCAGGCGGATCCATCTTTGCTTGGTGCTATCGAGGATATGACTCAAGAAGAATATCAATTAGTATATACCACATTAATTAAAGGTACACCACCGTCCAGCAACCCTATAGCTAAAGTATCTATGAGTATATTAGGAAATACGTCACATCTTACTATGCACACCTTGATTGCTCAAGCTGAAAACATAGATGAATTTAAGGAATTATTACAATTATTACTCGAAGCCGGATTTGATATGTCTAAGCCTCAAATAGCGTACCTTGTACTGATCATCCTAGGACGGTCTAACTCTCCATTCGCTAGTCTAGCTCAGCGATTATCAACGGTAGCCCGCGATCCCACAGCTTGGGGAAATGCTATAATTAATAATTGGCATTTAATTGAACCTCATGCGCCAACACCCGATGAACTAACATATAATCCAGTTATGGAGAAACAATATTTTCCTTCGTCTGATCCAGGTAAAATGGATGAACATGAGGAGTCAGAGTTAGATCCAGCTACTGAGGAAGATATCTTACCAACAGACCACGATGAGTCTGAAGAATTAATACAAAATATCAATCAGCCTACCTCAACGGCACCTAGTACTCAAGTACCAAGTAAACCTACGGTCCCAGTACCAAATATGCCCGCAATGCCCACTAAGACTCAAGGGCAAGGAGCTAGATCAACTAGTAAACAATTACAAGAAACAGTTGATAATTATGAGGAATTACGATTGGCAGTTCCTCCTGGGGTACGTAGTTTAGAGTGGGGAGCCAATAGTGGAATTAGAGTTATGGCTAAAAGTGGGCATGGATCAGATATCGCCAAAGGCGGCATGCTACTTAAGCATTTTGGTACTATGGAGGATGGTATTTTAGTTGGAATTACTAGGTCTAATAAATTATATATACGTGTGCCACCAGAGTTAAGAACTGCGGAATGGGATCCAAATACTGAAGATATTAGGATTTCTGCGCATCATGGTAGGTGGAAGCCGTCAAATTATTAACATGACCATTTTTAACATGACCATTTTTAATATAACCATTTTAACATGACCATCTTAATAATTTGATAGTATTGCTATCTTAATGATTTATGTTATTATTGTGATTATTTTAGTCTGGAGAAATCCATATGGCTTTTACCAAAGTTAGTGTTGATGATGCTGCCAAGCAATACTATAAGCTCTTGTGGGGCGAATACGGTGAGGAACTAGTTAAGAATATCCCGAGACGCATTAAAGCGATGCTATTAGAATCTAGAAAAGTTGCTAGTATTGATGATAAAGCGGTAGTACTACCACTAGCTCATGCTAGAAAAGGTACTGATTTAGTTCTTGAAGGTTTATATAAGGATGCAACTATACGTTTAGTATTTCAAGCGACTATCTCTAACAATGGTAATATTGGGAATTTAAAGAGTTTTGAGATTAGATAATGAGTACACTGATTAATATTAGTGGCGGTAATCTACACCTAGAAAGCATCGGGATTTACCTATCACCAGGCGCTAGACTAGAATTTGATAATATTGATGAATTATTGGTACGATCCCCTGAAGTAACTCTTTACTTAGAACGGGGGCGGGTTCTAATTACTGAGCCTACGCAAGAATCACCAAGGGAGAATTAAGTTTATGCAAACTCGTGCGGCGCTTCAGGCCCTTAGTAAAGGTAAACATATATACGGCGATCGAGTTGGATCCTCATTACTTGATCGTAGCAATAAATATATTGAAGACTACAATCAGATTGATAATCAGATCTTAGATCGACAGGAATCATTAATTGTATCAAGCCAATTACCGTTTGTGGAAACCCTTCGTAGAAAAGTCGCTAAATTAATGAGCGAACCTAATGGAGATCTACCAGTAATTACTAGATATGATTTGTATACTGGTATCCGTAAGGTATCAGAGAGAGCTCCGTCAGATATTGGACTAAGCAAGACTACTACATTGTTAGAACGAGCATGGCATCAGGATCCGTTAGGGACAATGACTTATAAAGTAGTATCTCAATTGATGAATCAAATTAAGGATCAGTATCCACGTTCAAAGGCCCGAGATGCTATTGAAGCTGAATGTGCACGAGTTGGACTACATAAGCTACCAGTAGCCAAATTGGCACGTATTGCATCAAGGATTGATAACCAGTCTGATTACGATCTTGCAATGGAAACACATGGGTTCGGCGGTAAACGCCCAGAACAGATTCGGGCTCGTGCTTTAGTTCGTGGTTTGGTAGCTTTGCGGGGTAAGATGATGGATTCTAATGAATCGCACCCTAAGAATTCACAAGATATTGGTGAACTAGTAGGATCTAAAATAGCGAGACTACAAAAAGAAGCTGATTACCAATTGACTTTAAATATGTTAACTGATGCTCAAGCACTTGCTAATAAATTAAATGATTTAGTAGATAAAGCAAGTGTAGAAGCCCACGCTGATGGAGCAGATGATGTTGGAACTGGTTTAGCCCAGCTTGCCGAGAAAATGTCTGCATGGGTATCTGAATTGAGTGCTGTTGGGCAGCAAGCATTGCCAATTTCTGAAGAACAAGTAGATCAATCATTACCTCAGAAATCAGAGACATCTGAAGTTCCGGCTAAAAGCCAAGAACAGCAAGATATTGAAGATGCAGGGATAGGTCCTAAAAAATGGTATGATCCTAGTACGTGGTTTAAAAAATACCCTAGTACAGCTGGGTTACTAAAAAACGCGCAACTAGTGCTTAATACTATTAATAACGATACATTAAAATACGAATTAAATAATTTTATTAATAGACTAAGTCAGTTTGCTCCACCTAATCCCGCACCAGAACATGAAATATTGGAGACTCCAGGTGAAGAACAACTTGAGCATTCATTAGGAGTAGAGGTTAATCCAGATTTACCTGATGGTCAAGTAACTCCAATGGAAGTAGAGGAGGGAGTAGATGTTGTTGAAGATATTCAGGATGCGGCAGATCAAATTATTCAGGAAGCTCCACCTGAGGCGTTGGATTATATAGATCATGAGACTAGTGAGGGTCACGGTGCGCCTCCTGGAACCGCACAATGGGGTGCTGAAGAAATTTTGGACGAGGGTCACGATGCTCCTCCTCCAACTGATCAATGGTTACAAGAAGAAATGGAAGAAATTAAAGGCGGTCCAGTAGGTGGCCTTAGATCGATGCAGCCACTTAATGAACTACCAGTTACTGCTAAGGCACCCCCTGGAATGGAAGACGTGGTTATGAAGTTGAAGAAACAATATCCAGGAGAACCAGAGAAAGCATTCGCCACTGCTTGGAGTATATATAATAAACACAAGAAAAATAGCCAAAGTAAGCCTGGTAAATGTGATTGTGGCGAATGGTTAGGTGACTATGATCAATGTTTAGCGGGTCCAGATTGTATTCTTGAGCATATATCAAGAGAAGATTGGGAATTTGCCAAAGCTAATGATCGTACTGACTTAGAATATGAAGAATGGGTTCAGATGATGATTGGAGATACTGGCGATAGACCATCAGAAAAGCAAAGTGCACGTCGCCCTAATCATGGAAATGGTATTCCAGTACCTGGTAAGATTAAGACCCAACCCAAAGTTACTACTTATGCTAAAGAAGTAGGTAAAGATGGCGGACAAGTATTGAAGACTTCTCAGATCGAAGATAGTCTACTTTCTGGGAATACGGTAAAAATCGGCAATGTGTCCATTAGTATCAATCAACAGAATGAGATTGAATTACATAATAAAACTTCTGGTCGTGCCTGTGATCTACTTCATATGGACACAGCTATTGCCGACTTCATAGCGATGGTTAAGTCTGATGAGATGGAACGTAAAGCTAGTCGGTTAGACTATGTTTATGATATTACTCAATTAGTAAATGTCCCATGCGAGTCTTGTGGTGACATTACTTTATTTGAGAAAGCTGCGGACATTAAAACTGGGCAATATGGATGCCTTTGCGGGCATCGTATTGCTGCATCTACCGTTGATGAATTAATGCGCCTTATGCCTTGGACTCACACCTATGAGTTGAAAGTAAAGTATAATAATCAGCCATCGCGATATGTCGCGATCAAGGTATTACAACAAACTTTCCCTGATGTAGAAGTTAGGGATAATAAGAAGTTCTCTATATTGTCAAGTATCATAAATAGTGCGAGTAAATTAGATGTCTCTACGATACACAGGATCTTCAAGGCGGCAAACGCTAGACCAGGTAGGATTCGGGTTGCCCAAATGGGGCAATTAGGTACTGATCCTCCAGCAACAGTTACACCTGCATCTGGTGGGAGTTTGACTACTACTGGCCCATCGGCCTCACCCATTGGTGAGAGCGGACTACCTCCGATGGATTTCAATCAGGTGGCTCAGGCTGCAATGACTAATTATCGTGCCCAAGGTATGACTTTACCAGAAGCCCTGAAGAGCTTTATGAAAGAGCATGGTGAACGCTGGGGTGAGGGTCCAGATAATGATAGTATCTTCATGACCGCTTTAACTCAGACATATGGATCTAGCGGTGCCCCAGCGACTAGTCAAGCAGCTCCACCACCTCAGCCTACCGGTCCAGGAATGATGGCGTCAAAACATGCCGCTGATAGTAAAATGAAAGAACCTACAATTCGTAAACCAAAAGATCATGTATCCGTACCCAACGATCTTGGACCAGATTCTGAGACTAAAAAATCAGTTCCAACCCCTGGACGTATAAAGACTCAACCAAATAAGGAACAACATCAAAAACTAGCTCCTAAAGATCTTGGACCAGATTCTGAGACTAAAAAATCAGTTCCAACCCCTGGTATTACTAAGGTAGAACATAATCCTAGAAGTCAACCTGGTGTGCGATTACCAGATAATGAGCTTGATCCTGATTCAGAGCCGAATACTCCGTTCGAAGATCCATCATTAGGAGCAGTTCCACAAGTACATAAGGCCCAAACTAAGTCCCAAAGACAACAAGATATCGAATCTATATTTAGTATTATGGAGAATGCCGATAGTACTAAATTTGAACATCTGTGTGATGAGTTAGTACAACGTGGACTATTTACCTCTGAAGATCAGGCAGTACATGCATATGAAACTTGGTTATCAAATCAAAAAGAGTATCATAGAGCTCAATCAATTTGCATGTGCGAAGGTCGGTCTTGTCAACACCCCACTGAATATCCTAATCCACCTACTCATTCGTCAATTGATGGTCCAGTCTGCCAATCTTGTGCAGCTAGAATAATGATGTAATTTTGAGGGCACAATGCAACTTACAGATAAAGCCTTCTATAATAAATCAGTAGAGCCTGAACAACGACCGGCATCTAAATATTTTGGTTCCTCAGCCCAGATATTTGATTATATTATCAAAGAGGCTCAATCAACTACTAATGCCCAGGAATTAATTAAACAATATGTATCTTCAACACCTGAATTAACATTGGTGGTAGAAGATGCTATTAAGGCTGGGGTATCTAAGGACGCAATTAAGGCCCACCTTATTTTCATGCGAGTGGATCTTAATGATGGAAAAACATATGAAGAGGCCGAGCGTAATTGCGTAAATGCAATCAATAAGGAGATCACCACTATACAAGATAGTACATCCGACAAGCGAGCTCAGGGTGGAGCCAATATGCTGGCGCCTCAGCAACAGCAATTAGATCAGACCCCAATTCAAGATAAAGTACAACAATTCAAGGATATTGGACTAAATGACCAACAGATTGAACAGGTAATGAAGACTGCTCAATCTAATACAGAGGATGAAGAATTATCAAGTGAGCAACCGAGTATTAGTGATCCGGATCCAAAGAAATTATTACAGGATAAGTCGTTAAAGCAGAAGCAAGCTGTTCTATTATCATTTATGTCATTTATATCTTCACTACACCAAAAATGGACACAATTATATAGTTTATTAAATAGTGCAGAGCATCCAGAACATACTATGACTAAAGAGGGGCCACGAACTGTTCCCCCAGAATATGGGACTAAAGCTGATAAACAATATCTACGAAGAGAACTTGGTAGATTACAAGTTAAGATTTCTAAGGCCGGAAGTATGTGGAAACGGCTAATAAAGTTATTTGGTGAAGAAGAGATGCCTAAAGATGAATTATTAAAATGGCTAGATCAGATGCAATCTCAGATGCAAACTAGACCGGATCCAATGTTGCAACCATATAAACCAAAGAAAACATCTCAATATCTTGATAATTTAGATCAACTTGAAATGAAGGTGGAACAGGAAATTAGTGCTCTTGAAGGGGATAATAGATTAGCATCTGATGGAAATCAACCAGCCGGTACCACCGCAAATCCAATGAATGGTCAACGAGATAGCCTATCAAGTACAGAATTAGAGGGTACAGGTAAGCTCGCGCAGCAAATGGTGCCACCACCAACTACCGCACCTGCCCCACAGACACAGAATCAGGGGATGCCGCCTCCCGACATTCAAGATGATATTGAGGACACTCGCACTTTACAAGAGGTGATTGAGGATCTTAAGAGAGATGTTAGTGTTGTTACCGAAAAGATTGAGAATGGGGAGACTATTTTAGATGGAGAAAGCATGGCTCCAGTTACTACTGATACGGGTGCTGTCCCTGCACCCGCCCCAATGGTTGCCGCAGAAGAGAAGATAGCGGTGGATCAGGCAGCTAAGGACTATTTCTCTGATTATTATGGATTATATGGAAATCAACTAACTCATGATCGTATTGCTGAAATTGTGGATATGGTCGATGATGTGGCTCGTCAATACCAAGTAAAACTAACTACAGCCAAAGTAGGTAAAATTGCAACCTTTGTGAATCACAGTGGTATAGATGGAAAATTTGGTAATCATCCTAAATTAGCAGCTATTCTAGATCTTAATTTAATTAATTACTTGTTCAAGACTGGAATGATTCACAATATTGAGGATCTTTATAAAGAACAGGTATTATCATCTAATCTACGGCGAGCAGCCATTTTGAGAGCTCCTGCGGCCCTTCGTGCTAAAGTTGATCAATGGTGTAAAGAAATTAAAATGATCCATATGGCAGAATTTAATAAAGAAGCTTTACCTAAAATGAAGCAGCCATCGGTTAAGGGTCAATCGGATGATGCTGTAAAGATTGATGAGATTGGTGATAATGCTAATAATATAGATCATCTACTAGTTCGACCTAGCTATCTTCCTATGGAGATTGTTGATCAAGAGGTTGATGGTGCTTATTTGAAATTAACGATTGAATGGGATCCTAAGCATGATGCGGCCTGTCAATCTACTGATGGTTTGAGACAAAGTGTACTATCATTTGTTAAGGGTCTAGAATCAAATAAGGAATTTATTGATTATGGATTTCTCGGTCAAATTTCATTTGATGAATTTAATTCAAAGAATGGCATCGCGAAGGTGTCTATACGAACCAAGAAACCTGGTGATGCACCTGGTCATGTGAAGACTACTCCAAAGAAAAAGGCACAATCATTAGCAAAAATGGCTCAACCTAATACTAAGACTATAGCTGTTCTCGAAAACTTGAAAGAATCATGGTTATCAAATATCGACTCAACCTATGAACAGTGGCGCCAAGGTGTTGAAAATTTAAAAAGTAGGGGGCAGTTAGATCCTAATGATTCTACTAAATTATTACAGGTAGCATATCGAATCTCATATGAATTAACTACAGTAATACAGACATTGAAATCATCGTTTCTAGCCATGGTGATGCCATAAATCTAATAATGGAATTGTTAATTTATGGCTAGGTTCATTATACATAATAAATCTACCGCCCAAATTCAATTATTAATTCCGACTAGTCATAATTCAGCAGCTTTGCTTATTCCCTCATCTGGATCGATCAATATTCTTCCATGGGTTGGCTCAATGGAAACATGTCGTCATATTGGATATATCAGAACATTGAAGTCACGTGGATTAGTTGATGTAATCGAGGAATTATAATGTCAGATGCCTTGCAAGCTCCTCCGATTATATTCGAACGACGATGTAAGATCTGTATTATGGGACAGACTCATTCAGATCTATTTAAGGACCTACATTTTAATGTGTTAGAAGTTGGTATGTCTCAGAATCGCGCAATGAATCAGCATAATCGTCGAATTGATTCTGAGAATATTGACGCACCCAAATTGAATAATCAAAATATGTCTGTGCATTTTGCTAGCCACATTACTTTACCAGAGCGTGTTAATGTTGAGTTAGTTAAAGGATCACCTCAACAACCCGCACTACGTGAAGTAAATCCAGAGATGGGTGGATACATTGACGATCTCGTTCGACGTAAGGTCGGAAACGAGGTTAGCGATTATTTAAATCTAGACCAACTTCGCGCCCGAATGATGCAAAAGCTAGAGGTGTTGGATGAAATTGTTGAGCGAGAACATGATGGTAAGCCAGTAATTGATCTAGAAGCCCTTAAGGACTATACTGTTCTAATCAAAGAAGTTAGAAGTACAATTATGGATCTTAATAAAATCAGATCTTCTAAGCAATTGATGAATATCGTAATTCAATCTCTAATTGAGAAAGCTACTTTTACTATTGTACAACAGTTATCTAGGGAATACGAACAAGTTAAGAGAGATTTATTAGATGCTGGTGTGGATCACGCAATTGTAATTAAAATTGATCAAAAACAACGAATTAAATTAGCTGAAATCGTAGCTCAAGTAGCGCGGCGGGCTGTTGAAGACACAATAAGAACTTATAAGCTCAATTAAATGTTTAATAAACAATTAGGTAATTTACAGGATAAGATCGCTAGACAGCTTTTAGCGCAACATGGACCAGTGCTTGATACTCGTACTAATAATGGATGGTGGACTGAGTTAAAGGATAGACAAGATAAACTTGAGGCTGAGAAGAATGATTATGATCGATGTACAATAGGGTTTGGTGATGATCTACATACAATAGTTAGTTGCCAACTCGCCGATACCAATGAGCTCCAGACTATTGGTCTGAGTAAACATGCATTAATATCACCTAATGAGGGAATGATCTTCCCATATCCAACACCTCGTAAGGTTAGTTTCTGGATGTCAACTGTTCCATTCCCATTAGATATGATTTTCGTTGGAAGTGATGGGCGAGTTACCCGAAAAGTGGAGAATATTGAGCCAGGTGATCCAGGGCGATGGGGTATGGATCATATATCAGCAGTGATTGAAGTAAATGGAGGATTCTGCACATCTCATAAGATTGAGGTAGGTACGCCAGTTTACGAAATAGTAAATAATCAAAATAAAGATAGTGAATCTAAGATTGCTCAGGAACATTTTCCATCAGCACCTCGAAAGGATATTGATCCAAAACAATTGCCGCCTAATCCAACTCGAGAGCGATTTCTAAATCGAGACCTACTTGATCAACAGGTCAAAAATCAACCAATGACACCAGATCGTAAAGAACAATATGGATACGATCCAGTTTCCCTACATGATGATCATGGGAACATAGCCCCAGTGAGGATGTCAATGTTAGTTAAACTAGCGGAAGTGAAAGGATTACAACCGGCATTTATGAACTCTAAGACTAATCAGATAATCAAGTCTCCAGGAGTTCATGACCTTTCATTGGTGCCATTGACTGATGAAGATAAAATGAGGCTTGAAGATACTATGTCGTGGGCTAATAAGTTAAATAAATATACTGACTGGATTGATGGATTCGTAGATAGTACAGGTGAATTTTATACGAGAGAACAGGCAGCCGATGCAATCTTCCCGGATGAACGGTTTCCATTAGTACTACACTCTCCATTTATTCCTAAGGAAAACACAGATCCGACCTCATACCAACTACTACAACAACGTCGAAAGAATTATTAGAATATTCATTAGGATACTTTAATGGCAAATTTAAGTAATTATTTCTCTCGACCTGAACGTCTTCAACGTCGTTCCATGCGTTTAAGTCAATTTAAGAAAGTTGCTAATGGTTTCTCATCTAGACCGACTAACCGTCTCACTACTCAAAATATTGGATCTCGTGCATTAACTCTAGTGCATGATATTCTAGGTAATTATATTCTACCTTCGCGACCAAAATTATCTTACTCTATGGTTAGAGATGCTAGAGTAGCCAGTGGTAATAATCTTGAGGAGGGCGTAATCACGATTCACGCTGATTTTCATACTAGGACCGGTGTACAAGTTGGGATTGACATACCTATTGAGGTTAGACAGGGACAACTTTCAGAACCGTCAGTGGTCATACACGATGGAATTCCGCGGGTTATTGCACAATCTACGTTTGATGGCCTAACGACAGCCAATACATTCTATGAGACTTTACAACAACGAGAGATGTACGCCGCGCCATTCTCTCCGCAGATTCAAAAGAACATGCAAGAACGTCATATTAGGATGGAACGAGTTAATCAAGGTATGTTCTCACTTAAGGCTAATCAAGATACTTTGAGGGCTATTGTTCAAGGCAAATCTACCGCCGGGCAAGTATTAAGATGGCCAACAGATTCGAATTGTCGACAAGCTTCACCTGAAGACTATGATGCTGATGATCGTTATAAGAAACCAGATCCTGATCGCAACATTCAAGAGGGCGATGAATTAGATCCGGCCGAGCGGGACAATCGAGACATTGAAGTGGGGGAAGATTACTCACTCACTGAAGCTATGGAAGTTAAGGAGAGAGGCGGGGTAGCCTATGACCTATCTAAAGGTGTCAAATGTACTGTCTTACGGGATCATGCTGGAGATAATAAATCATTTGTAGTAGAATTTGAAGACGGATTGCAGGCGATTGTAGAACGACGCTTCTTAAAGCAATCAGCTAAAAATATCGCACCTAAAAAGTTACCCAAGGACAAATTGGATATACCCAAGTTAAAGGGCCAACCAAAACCATGTAAGAAATGTCAAACTGGTACCTGTGAACGCCATCGTAAGAAGGCTCAGTCATTTGGTGTTTGTCTTAATTGCGGATGGAATGCCACCGATAAAACATGGGTAGATATGGTATATAATTGTCCAGATTGTGGCAATGAACTCCAGACTAATCTTAATGTGCATACAAGCGCATCAAATTTTTTAGATAAAGTTAGCCAAGAGGTAGATAAATTATATAATCAAGGGTTTACAGACATTGACGTGAAACTTGCGGTTCGTAGTAAATATGGAGATGAAGCAGTAACCGCACTATTTAATAAAACTGCGCAGGCCAATAGTATCCAGATTTATACTGGATGGGCGCTAGATCCTACTACCTATGAAGATTATAATTTTATTGGTAGACCTGTACGTAATATTAAACCACTAACTGATGAGCAGGAAGGATTCTCATTTGAATTATATATTCATGAGTCTAAACAATGGGTAACAGTCACATCACCTGAAGAACCTGAATTTGTTGGTGTAGTCGATGACTTAGATGACCATCCTACTGAGCAGCTCTATACGCATTCTGATGATTTACTATCTCAACCAACTGATTCACCGAATGATAATCTAGATAATTTACGTGTAATAGATCAAGCATTTAGTGATGCTCAAGATATTAATGAGATAAAGCAAATTCATAGAGATTTTAATACCCCAAAGAAGATGCGTCCTTCTGACGAAGGTAAATTCCAATATCCAGTAGTGCCATCTAGGAAGTTATCAACTAGTCATGTGTAGTATCTGGCTAGTGTTATATTATGGCTACTGATTTAAATACTTTCTTGAGTGGATTACAACAGAGTTTAGTCCAAACTGCTCAAACTCAAGCTATATTAATCCCTCAGAAGGATAGCCAGTTAGATTATTTTTGTACACCAGCACCCAATGCAATTGAATGGGCGATCAGCCCTGAGTATGCCGATGTCCCAACAATCTATCATCATCGACGTCAATATCAAATAATTAGAGATTTTTTCCAACTACGCTGTCCTTTACCAACATGTAATAATCAAAGTGAAGAGTCAAAGGATTGTTGGAATAAGGAACGAGAATACCTAGAGAGTGAGAATCTATTAGTATGGTCATCTAAATATGAGGAAGATGTGTGTCCTCATTGTAATACTACTCGTTCAGAATTTCTTCAAGATGGATTATTGAAAATTTATAATCAAATGAATGTAGTGGCTGGAATGCGAAGCGGCAAGACCGCAACAGCTGGGATTATTGGTACCTATATTGAGCATCGGGTAATAACTATTGGTCATAAAATACCTGGAGGACTATCACAATATTTTAATAATCAATTACCAAAACAACCATTTGAAATTACTTTCATTGCGTCTACTGATGTACAATCAGCAGACACCATCTGGGCTAGGTTTACTAGTCTGCGCCAACAAAGTCAATGGATTCAGAAATATATTCGTTGGATTAAGGCTGAGGAGCTAAAGCAATCAACTCCTGATGGTGCCAAACCATGGACCTATGTTGAGCAAGACAAACAAATCGTCCATGGATTTCTACATCTTAAATTAAATAGTCTAAATTCTAACTCTGGTGGTATGGCAGGACGTACACGTCCAGCAGCTTTCGTAGATGAATTAGCTAGATTCGATAATACTGAGTCAAAGCGATCTGGAGATGAAGCATACCGAGTATTAGAGAACTCATTGCGTACCATCCGTACTCCTTCAATGAAGAATAAAGCAACACCTTGGCTAGGTACAATGGTTTCAATTTCATCTCCAATTTCAGAAGACGATAAATCTATGCGTCTATTACGACAAGCCAATGAAATTAAAGGAATGTACTCAGGCCACTGGGCCACATGGGAATTTAATCCTGACCAACCTAAAGAGGCATTCGATGATGATTTCGCTAAGGATCCTATTGGAGCTATGCGAGACTTCGGAGCTAGACCTCCTACAGCAATTAGTCCACTCATTGTTGATCCTATGCGATTTCGAGAATTAGCTATTCAGAAGGATTTGTCGCCCACTACTCGCTTTAAACACATTGTTCACACCGATCCAACTGGGCGAGAATATGTTAGTGCGATTATAGAGAGCGCACAGTTATTACGAAATGGTGAACGTTATATATGTTATGATGCAGGAGCTAGTTTTGATCAATTCGCTGGTGCTTGTGCTCATGGTGAATGGATACATACTCCAGAAGGTCGTCAATTAATCACAGTCTTTGATTGGGTATTTAGACTAATCCCTGAGCGCCAACCTAAACGAGATGTGTGGTTCGATTTCGTGGTTAGTGCTGTCGAGCAATTAAGTAAATATTATTATATTGGACGGGTTGAATTCGATCGCTGGCAATCTACCTATTTAATTCAACAAATCCGTAATCGTGGCATACTCTGTGAAATGAAGTCTACAACTGCCGATCAATTTATTAAACTTATAAATGATGTTACTTATGGTAAAGTACGAATGTTGCCACCAGATCCAGACGATCATAAACTAGATCCACCATTTATGAGTGCACCCGGACTAGCTTTCTACGAGCTAGAACATCTAGAACGATCGTCCGATCTTAAAAAAATATATAATCCTAAGAAAGGTCAAAGAAGAGGTTGGGATTCAGATGACGTTGCTACTGTAGTCGCTCATGTAAATAATATGTGTCAGTCTGCAGTTATTGATGTTGGTAATTCAAATAGTGTTCAATCACGTCTACGTCGAGAGGCTGTAGGTTCATATGGGTGGGAGTCTGGTGGAACATTATTTAGACCAAGCATTAGCAAACGGAATTGGTAATGACTAGGCTTCACCGATTATATCGTCGTCATTTTCAAGCTGCTGTAAATGTAATTGATGAACCTGAAAATAGACAACCCAGTGGTAAGGATGAATTAAGTTACCCAGCAAAATATCCTCAGAGTGAAGAACCAGATAATCAAAACTCATTCCCTGAGTTAGATTTCGGTCATACCCGACGAATAGAAGGGGCTGAGCATACTAGTGCTATTATTGCACTTAAGCCTTCACTAGATGCCGCTACTCAACTACAAAATGCTTATCCTGATATAGATATTGATCCAGACGAATTACATGTGACAATCATCTATTTAGGTAAGGGACTAAATAGTGAAGATATCGATCATTTATGTGAATTAATAAGTCCTATCTGTGATGCCCACCAGCCATTAGAATGTCATACTCAAGGATTAGGTATTTTCGACCATGTTGATGATGATGGTCGCCCTTTTTATGCAAGTGTAGACGCACCTGGGTTAGCTGCTCTATATGTTGACTTAAAACGTATTCTAACTGATGCGGGCATCGATCTTCCATCGGATCATGATTTTACGCCACATATGACTATAGGGTATGTAGACCCAGGGGATATCTCAATAATTGACGGATCACCATGTATTCATTGGATTTCTGATGAAATTATAATTATGTCTGGTGATGAACACATCACGATGAAATTGGGAGGACTTCCTAAGGAAGCATCTGGATTTGGATATTCTTTAAATGAGATTATTACTCCTAGTAAAGGCCAAGGATTCACTGATAACCCAGCTGATAATCATCAGACTGAAAATATTAGTGAAGATCCTGATTTAAAATTAGGAGAAGTTGAAGAACCATATTCTTCTGATCAGGGCCCTATAAATTTTCGATTCGAGAACGATCCAGAAGATAATATTGTTAAGGGAGCATCAATTTATCGAAAACTGATAGCCTCAGTGGGTAATATCCAACGATTATTGGGGTATGATAAGGAAACAGCTAATTATATTCATGAGCGATTCCCACATAATGATTTTGCGGCGGCAAAAATTATCGATTTGTTAGGACAGCACCATGAGAAAGATGTTTGGCATCACGTCGATCCAGATCCATCAATATCATCTATATATAATCCATGGATTGGTGGTATATCAGCTATTAAAGCTTATATTGATGAGAATCCACATGCAATATTGGTTGATCTAATGAATCCTAATATACCATCAAACAAAGTTAAATTTATTAATAATTTTAATGGAGGTTGGGAACAATTAGAATATCAATATTACGATAAGTTTACGACTCTAGATCAATCTGAAGTGATATTACAATTCCAAGATGGATTTAAGTGGGTTAAAGTACCTTCTTGTGATTATAGTTCGATGGCCAGTGTGATGCAACATTGTACCGAATTTGCTGGTGATATTTATTCATTACGCGATTCACAGAATAAACCACATGTAACTGCAGATGTAAGTGGTGGAAGTTTAATACAAATTCAAGGTAAACAAAATACTTTACCAGATCAAAAATACTGGCCTTATATTAAGGAATTAGTCAATAAATTAGATATTGGATTTAGCGCATTTATATACTCAGAGATACAAAAATTAGTACCTGGACGGTCTTCACCCCATAGTGTGAAGGAAGAATTTATTCGCGGTAATTATCAACCTTTATTAGATGCATCTAATGGTGTTAAAGACGCTATCATTAATGATCCAGCCGGCGTTAGTTACGATGTTCTTATGGCTCTAGTAAGAGATCCATCGGCACATATTAGAGAGGAAGTGGCTCTTAAAGCCCATGATGAGATAGCGACCTTACTATTAAATGATCCAGCTGCTGATGTTCGTATGGCATTGAGTAGCAATCCGACACTATCATCTAGTATAATTGATATTTTGGCTAAAGATTCCAACTATAATGTGCGCGCGCGGGCTACTATACATCCTAATATATCACAAAATGTACTTCAACAACTATCAAAAGATCAAAATAAGACGGTAGCTGAATCGGCAATTGAACGATTAAATCAATTAAATCCACAAGATAAACAATCTGTTGCCATTCCTGATTCTGGTAGTATTGATCAGAATAGTTATACTGATGGAGATAATACTCGCCAAGACCGCAGTATTCCTCGTTCACCCAACAAAGAAACACTAATGTACACGTGATAGACTCTAGTGTGCTCTCTGAATTGACTATTCGACCATGATTGAGGTTTATAATAGGTACGCCAATGTGCGTAAAGAAGTAAGTCTAGCACCGGCTGCACATGGACTAGCTGGTCATGAGATTGAGCGACTTCACTCTAGAATGAGTGAATTTGCGCCTCAACTAGCTCAAATTGGACCGGCTAATCGTTTCCGTACTCTTTTTGATGAATCATTACCAGAAGGTGCATCTTGGACACCGACACGTTTAGCTCAATCATTCGGTATGGGGGGTAATCCTGGTGGTGGACGTACGATGGTGACCCAACAAACGCCCTATCAACCAGAATTTGCTAGTCCTGACCGACAACAATATCCAGTTCACCGTATTTTAGCCAATCGTTATTGGCGTCTGTTTTTTAAATTAGATCCAGTGGTCGGGAATTGTATTGAATTATATTCTGATCTTCCATGGTCTAATTTCGAATTAACTGGGGAGGGTGTTGAAGGTGATGTTAGGAACGCTTATGAGGATATGTGTCGTGAGAGTCAAGTACTCGCGATGCTTCCTTATTTCGTCCGCGAATTTCTAGTAGTAGGTGAGTGCATACCGCATACCTTCTTTGATAATGAGCGCGGTATTTTTACATATATCGCAATGCATAATCCGGATCAATTAGAAGTGATCGACGCGCCGTTCATTAAGATGGATCCAATACTTGAGTTTATCCCAGATGATCGGCTTCGCGCTGTACTTTCTGCTCATCAACCTTCACTACAAAAGATTAGAGATCGGATTCCACCGGAGTTACTAAGTAGATTACAGAGTCGACAGAACATTCCTCTATCGCCGATTAACGCAACGTTTATTCCCCGTAAGTTGCATCCGTATGATACCAGAGGAACTTCGATTCTTAGCCGTCTATGGCGAGTATTAATGTTAGAAGATGCTATTTTTAATGCGACAATTCAGACCGCTCGGCGTCATGCGGCTCCTATTAAAGTTGCAAAATTAGGTAATGCTGCAACTGGGTGGATCCCTCCTCCCGAACAGGAAAAGCGTTTACTAGAACTACTTGCTCAGGCAGAACAAGATCCTAATGCTTGGTTAGTATATCACTATGGGATTCAGTTCGATACTGTCGGTACAACAGATCGCATTATGTCAGTTAACCGAGAGTGGGACATCATAGAGCGTATTAAATTAGTAGCACTCGGTATTAGTAAGTCCTTCCTACACGGTGAAGTAAGTTATGCATCTAGTGCCACTGGACTTCAGGTCTTCTTACAGAGGCTGAAGTCCATGCGCATGTTTTTTGAGCAAAAATGGCTCTATCCTAAGTTTTTTAGACCAATTGCTCAAATTAATGGATGGATTAAACCTAAGCCAAGTGAACTTGCTCATCGTTTCCGAATTAAACGTTCACAACGTGAATTACAAGAGGAAAATCGCTATATTGTACCTAGGATTGTCTGGGACAAAAGTCTTGATCCACAGATTAATACTTCATTAATTCAAGCCATGCAGGCGTTAGAAGCTTTAGGAGTGAAATTTTCTAAGACCTCTAAAATGGCCACTGTTGGATATTCTTATGAGGAAGAAAGTAAGAAGATTCATCGGGAGATAGAATTCGAAAAGACTTTCCTACCGAAGCCTCCTGAAGATATTCAAGAAGGTGAGGCACCCGGAGGTGCCCCAATGGTTGGCGGTGAACCACCTCTGCCTCCAGGCGGAGGACCAGATACTGCTCCTCAAGGTGGACCTGGCGGTGAGCCCCTTCCTCCAACCGGTAGTCCGAGTAAGGCTCCTCCCGGAGCTGGTGGGAAAATTACTCCAGGTATTAATCCTCCCCCAGCGGCCTCTAAAATAGAGGCCGACAATGACCCTACTAAACAATCAACAACTAACTCATCTCAACCATCGTTAAAATCAAAGATTTGGACCGATGATAAATATGGTAATTGGACAGCAACTGAAGTAAATAATCTTATTGATCTTATTAATACATGTGATACTGAAGATGCATTTTGGGCAAAATTAGGAACTGAACGTGAATTTAAACAAGCGGTGTTGTCTAATGATCGTGCGGCGGTGTGGTCATCAATCGATCGTTATTTAGAAGATGAAGGTTATCCAGATTCTGACATTAAGGAACTTCAGACAATTTTAGAAGCAGAAGGTATTATTATTCCATCTGAGTCACTACAGACATTAGAGCGTATTGAGAACTCACTTTCTGATAATATTGAACAGTCAACAGATGATGAATTTATTGCAAAGGTTCAACAGGCCATAGTTGCCCGAGGTCCTCTTGTTCCTATAAACGATACATTTCTTTCTGGTATAGAATCTACTACCCCCAGGAGCCATTTAGATGGTAATTTGACTCCACACGAGTCATAAACAACAGTTATATACCTAACCAGATTTAACATTATACTATATTTCAATAGGGGAGTACCATGGGGTTCTCAAAAAGCGGGGTAGCGCAGTCACTTGGATCGGTACAAGTTCCAATTGATCCACAGACACCTAAACCAGCTAATTCGAAGAATATTAAGGATAATTCTTCTCAGCCTAGTAAAACTACAAATAAGTAGGATAATATATGTTTATTAAGAACGCTCGGGTACCTATTATTGCATTAGCTGAGGGGAGATTTAGCCCTAGTACCGATGGTTTATTATTTAAGCGTCGTGCATCAGTTAAAACTGCTTCGTTTTACCAGGAGAATGCACAGCAATTAGACATTAAAACAGCGCTGGCCCTAACTGCTAGTGAGTATGATATATCTAATGATCCAAAAGATTATATCTTTGAGGCTGTACGAGCAGTGACAGCTGAGATCCCAAACGAAAATGGAGATGGATTTCCTCGCAATGAACTTCTACGATTTGACCATCGGTTAGGTAAAGCTGTATACCAGACTTTTATCGGAAAACCTCACCAGATTAATCATAGGGCTGACAATCCGAAGACTGCTCGTGGGGTAGTGCTCGATGCATCCTATAATGATTTATCACCTGCTATGGAGAATTGTCCTGCTTGCAATAATCGAACAGCTTCTCCAGAGGGTAGAGATTCGATTGGTATTAACTGCATTAAATGTGGTACTACTGTAAAGGATGAGTTTGTAGAATTACTTTTAGCTATAGATACTCGTAAAGATCCAACATTTGCGGATGGTGTACGCACTGGAGCCCTTGATTCTCTGAGTATGGGTTGTGAAGCAGGATACACAGATTGTTCAATTTGTGATAATCGTGCTCGATCTGCAGCTCAATTTTGTGAACATATTCGTGGGGGCAACAAGAAGAAGAGCTTTAAGACCGCTTCTGGTCAGGAACGTATGGCTTTTGAGAAGTGTGGTGATGTAGTTTTTACTGAGATTTCTCGGGTTGACCAGCCCGCAGATCCCAAGGCCAAACAGCAAGAAGTACTAAAGATAGCTGGTCTACCATTAGCGGTTGAATCTGAAATGTTAATTATGAACGCCCGCCTAGCTAAGTTAGAACAAATGAGTAAGATCGCACAGGTGGCTAAAGGTTATTATTATGGTCCAGCGGAAGAATTATATTGGAATGATGGTAAAGATAATTGGTCAGAGTGGAGTGATCAGTCAAATAGTTGGTCACCAATAGATTTAGATGAGTCTGACACCGACTTATTTCCGGTTGGTAATGCTGGCGGTTTGCCTCGACCGCCGAGTTCACCTCCATTTATTGGACAAGCCCAAGCTCAACCAGGTGATCCTGAAGTAGTCCCACAGGTGCCATTTAAGAACATTGCAGAATCTATTCGTTGGGCGGAATCTTCTATCCATAAATTAAAGGCTGAGATGCGTCGTCTTGCTTCTGAAAAGAACAATAAGCAACGTGAAGCTGCAGGATCTAGTCGTCCATTTTATGCTTGGGAGAGCGCCACCTATGATGCTCAAATTAAGGCAAATCGACAATTTGTCTCTCGTCTAGAGGATTATGTAACTAAAGCGCGTGAGATGCAGGCTGCTGGAACCCCCTGGGAGAAGGGATTGACTCGTCAAATGTCTCGATTTTTCGCTAGTAAAGAGGGTCAGGCTATTGATGAAGTTAGACAACAGACTGATCAGTTGGAGCAGTTGAAGGTGATGCATCCTGAAATGACTCAGCAGATTGATCAACTTTCTGGACAGAGTGATGTTCCTGAGCCTATGTCCATTGATGATTATACTAAGAAGCATGAAGAATCCTTTGATCAAAACATGACGCTAGGTGAGATGGGCATGAAACCAGATGATCAGTCTGGGTTAGCGTTACCGGTTAATGTCAGCGCCGGGAAGGCCATTGATGAGAAGATTGCGGCTGACTTTGACGCTTTAATAGATACTGTGAAGGAGAATAATGTGGGAGCAACCCAGGATTTTGCTGATTCTTATAAGCATCTAGAAGCAACAGTTACAGGTACTGGTAATGTGAAGGTGCACACTGCTGCCGGGACATTATTCGTAGTACGACCTACTAATCGCCCAACAACTAAGGAAGCGGCGGCGGAGGTTGCCCGCGAGGTATTAGCTAGTATTGCTTCTGATGGATTAGTAGGCGCTGTTGCTAAGTATGATGCGATCGTTGGCCCTAAGGCTGCACAGGTCTTAGAACATCATTTAGAAGATTTCGCTGGTGGTCGAGAAAAGGGTGATACTAAAGGTATGCCAGAAGGTGGATTAGTTGACCATCAAGATGATCGTTCTAAACCAGAGAAGTCGATGGTTGGTGAGGAATACACCGATCGTAAGGATGAGACACGGGAACATCGGGATCAGTCTAATTCTGATGTACTAGAGAAGCACCAGCCTGATCATAAGGAATCGCTACCAAGCGGTTTGATTCCTATGACTGAGAAGGAGTATTCAGATATGGCTGACGGGCACGGTAGGCCGTCCAAGACTACTTTAAAGCATACCATGGTTGATTTTAAAGATAAGCAACCAAAGAGCGCTCGTGCACCTATTAGTCGCTTAGCTCAGTCAACTAGTCCAACTTTACTATCATTTAAGGCAAATGATCAATTTGCTATTTATGAGTTTAGTGATGGTACTAAGTTATTTGAAGATAGTGTTGGTGGTGGTGCGGTATTAGTTAAGTCAGACGGTACTCGTGAAGAATTATATGGTGTAACCGATAGCCTATATGATACTGTGATAGTAAATACTAAAATTCAAAAACAGCCAATAACACCAGCGGATGAGCAAGAATTAGATACGGTATTTGGGTTTGATGATAAGCAACCAAAGGGGGCAAGTAAGAGAGCTCAGGCGTTGCAGGTTGTAGACTTCTCGGTGAATGATGACTACGATAGTGTGGTAACATTCAGTGATGGTACAACCTGCAAGGGTAATGAAGAAGGTGGTCGTTGGATGGAATTTGATGGCCCACTTGGTCATCAGGAGTATAATGCTAGAACTGGTACAACCTTAGATGGTAAACCTGGGCAATACAATCAACATTACAAAATGATTATGAAGTCATATGAAACACATGGTGGTCCTGGTTACTTACCTGGAATTAAGCAACCAAAGGGCGCAAATAAGAGAGCACAGGTAGCTAATGGCGGTAAATATTTAATTGATTCTGATGGTGAAGTATATATAATTAGTAACGGTAAATATTGGATCTGGGATGAGGCACATGTCAGTTGGATGGGTCCATATCTGGATGATCATAGTAAGGATTGGGAGTCAATGCAAAGTACGGACCAGTTCCCTGAAGATCCAGTCGATATTGATCATCGACGGTCAGGTCCGCCGTCAGATCCAGATGGATTTAGTAATAAGATCTCAATGGATGTATGCGCTAATGAAATGTGTTCAATGCACTCTAGCAAGAAGGGAGCTGGCGATGACTGTAGCTGTGCTCCTAATTGTGGTTGTCAGTGTGGTTGTAAGTGTGCGGGTTCCCATAAGGCTCAAGGGGTACCCAACGCTCCAGCAGTTCCAGGTCAGCAGCCTTCCATCCAGCAGCCTTCCATCCAGCAACCAGGTATGGTGGCCCCACTAACCCAGCCAATGGCCCCACTAACCCAGCCAATGGCACCAACGGCTAATAAACAGGCTAGATTAGACGATAGCGCTAAGAAGTATATGTCTAGAGTAGAGCGTTTATATAAAAATCGTTTGGCACAGTCTGAAGCAACTGCTAAGGATCAGTATGTGAAGGCGCGGTCAGTGGCCGTTAAGGATGTTACGGCACGTATTCTCCGTGCCCTACATTTAGTAGCGAAGCGCCAACAACTTAATTTAGAAGAGTCTGCCATTAAGAGCGCCATGTTTGATGTACTCACTAGGCAGGCAGATCTTGATGCTGACACCTTTTATCCTGGTATGGACGAGAGTACTGCTGCTCATATTGTTGAGGCTACTTCTAATGAAGGTCTAGGTAAGTTTGTTGATTCGTTACTAAAGCGTGCTTCTGAGTTTATGGATATGAATGAGGACGCACTTACTGCCTTAGAAAATGACATCAAGCATCTGCGCCCTATGGCGGTAAACGTGCAGGCCAGTGCTGTTCGGGTGGCCTCACGTCAAGATATCCGCAAGCAGGCGGCGAATGGTAATCTAGTAATCGCTCCTACTGCGACTGAGTCATCTATTTCTAGAAATGGAAGTAGAGATACCATTAGGTCAGCTTTAGGTTCTACAAAGGTATCTAGAACTTCTAAATTTGTTAGTAGTAATAAGGGCTAATTGGCCTAGGAGAACACGATGGGTTCTGTCGGACTTGGAAATAACGCCAACCTTGGCGCTTTCAACAATCGAATCTTTCCAGAGGGCCTAGATCTGGGACGTTGCCAGATTAAAGAAGCCCTGGGTGTCTATGTGGCTGACCCGGCTAATACTTTCCGGGCTGGTATGATCGTGATGCAGAATGCCTCAGGATTAATAGTTCCATCCGATGGCGTTAATGTGTTAGGTGTGGCAAAATGGAATCATACTACTAGTATGTATGCGGCTGTGGTTGATGAGCCGGTTGTACTTAATGGTACTACAGCATCCAATTTAAAGCATGCTCTAGTTTCAAACGTACGTGTATCCTCAGCGATTGCTGGTGGTGGCACCACATATACAGTAACTACGGATTACACTGTAAATGCGACTAATGGTACTGTTACTCGTGTTGGCGGTGGTGCCATTTCTGATGGTCAGACTGTATATGTATCATATACTTTTCAGATTCCAGAAGCCGATCTATTACAGCTTCAGGGTAAGAATTTCTGGAATACGACCGATGAGGTATCTCAGGCAGATAGTCGTGTTACCGTAATTACTGACGCAGAATTACTTTTCACCACCCAGTATGATACTTCTAAGGTCTATTCTATAACCGGCGCTACTAGTAATCTATACGCTTCTACGGCACAACCTGGGTTGTTTACTACTGACACTGCTGGTTCAGCTAAATATGTTGGCCGTGTATTTCAAGTACCCACCGCCGCTGACCCATTTCTCGGTCTACGATTCGTAAAGACCCCGCTTATTGGGACCTAATTAGTTTAGTATAAATTGGAGATAACAATGGCAAGTGCTATTCAGAATCCTTACCGTCAATTAAAGGGAGCACCAATCCAGAAGGAAGCTTCTACTCAAGTAGTGGCTCCTTCTGCTACTGAAGTTAGAACTGCTCTCCCTAAGGCGCAGCCACGGGGTGTGGCACGTCAGGCTACGTCAGCCACTCATAATGAAGAACTACATGACAGTAGCGGAGCTTTCAATCCACGTCCATTTGGTGGCTACTCAGACTCTAATGGATCTCGTGATGGAATTAGAGCAGCGGTAGGAGCACCTAAGGGTCGTATGTTCGATGATAAGGGCGAACTCAACGCTTATGATCGGCGTGATGCTCTTCAACAGATCGCATATCTATTGAACAATGTTACTAAGAAGACTGCTGGTTCAGGTTCAATCTATCGTGAATCATCGACTATCCCAGCTGAAGAGCGACGCAAGGTTTTAGCAGCTGCGATGCGTGATCCTACTGGTGAAGGATTTGCAATTGTAGGGCAAGAATTACTTCTTCCTATTAAGGATATTATTGATTACGAGGGCTGGGCGCGTAAGATTTATCGTGTTCGACCGTTAGCGCAGGGCGAATTGTTCCGTATTGCTAAGGATGTTCGTTCTACGGCATGGGTAGTTGGCCAGGATGGTCAAAGTATTGAATCTCGTCTTTTCGGTAAGTATATTACACCGAGCGAGTTCAAGATCACTTCTTTCCCCACTGTTGACATCGAAGATATCTATCAGATGAATTTCGATGTATTGGATCGTGCACAAGACACTGCTCGTCAGGAGATTGAATTAGAGGAAGATAAACGTGGTCTGACTCTAATTGATAGGGCTTCTACTACAGTTAATGCGACGACAATCTTTAGTACATTAGGTGTTGCTGCTTTTGAAGATATTCGTTACCAGGTAGAACGTCACCGTTTAGTGGTTGAGAAATTCTTAATTAACCGCCGAGAGCTGTCTGATCTTATTAAGACTGCGGTTGGTCTGGGTGCATCCAGTCAGCATGTAGATCCAGTAACTGAGCGTGAGCTAATTCTAGCTGGCTATGTGGGCAACGTACTAAATGCCCAGATTATCACTGCTGCAGGTACAGGTGTTGAGGAAGTGGTTCCAGCCGGTACGGTATACGCTGTGACTGGTAGTGAGTACATGGGAGAAATGGGAGTCCGTGTTGAATTGTTCTCTGAGCCATTTAATAAATTTGGTCTGCGCGAGACTGTAAAAGGTTGGGCTTTCTGCGAAATGATTGGATTCGCCATTCCTAATAGTCGAGCGGTAGCGAAGGGCACTAAGTAGTATTTAATAATTATTACTCTTTAGATTAGATATGCATTGGCCCCGAGAGATCATGATCTCTCGGGGCCAAGGTGTGTTTATATTTAAGTCATTTGATGCCGCTGGATCTAATGGGCTTAAGAGGTTTAGGGCGAATCTGATCCCTGATCTTTCTATAGCAGCTAGGACACAAATCGTGGTCGGCATCGGACTTGTATTTGTGGTGATGGCGAAACCGAGATACTTTTTTATCACACAATGAACACAGTCTTTTCTGACTATTAGTCCATTTTGGCAAACGGGCCGGGCGCATGTCCGCTCAAGTTGCAAGCGCCGGGCCGCCGCTGGAGGCTAGATGAAGTTTCATATTAGAACAATTATAGATAAATTTAAGATTTGGTGGTATCAAATCATAAAGTCGTCTGGTATGTCATTTGCAGACAGCAATTATTTACCTATACCGACTGCTAACATAGATTCAATTTTAGTTAAAGATTTGGTACAAGCTGATTTTGATCAGCGAATAAGTGTTGGGTTAGAAAAATATGGCACTTATTTGCAGGTTAACGATGGGCGCGATCCTCTAATTGATCTATATCAGGAGTTATGGGATTCAATCATCTATCTAAGGAAGGAGCTATATCATCGATATGGTAAGTGAAAAACGGATTGGTTGGGATGAGTATTTTATGAATATTGCACATCAGGTTGCGGCTCGATCTACATGCCCTAGGCTAGCAGTGGGTGCAGTACTTGTTAAAGATAAGCGAGCGATTAGTATGGGTTATAATGGTTCTGGGCGGGGCCAAGATCATTGTTCTGATGCTGGATGTATCATAATAAATAATCACTGTATACGTACAGTACATGCAGAGACTAATGCATTACTCAATGCGCCGCGTAGTGAGGATTTGAAGTATTCTACTTTATATGTTACATGTATGCCTTGTCTTGATTGTTTTAAGAATGTGGTTCAAGCTGGCATTAAACGTATTGTATACGATCAGCCGTATGATGTTGACTATAGTATTTTGAAGATTAATATAAATCAAATGCCAAGTATAGCACAGCTCGTCTCTAGCTAGCAAATGGGGAGAAGACCATATTACTAGTATCGCAGCAATCATAAACATCTTAATCATCGGTTAAGAGTATTTTACACTTAAAGGATATATAATGACTCAGGCTATAAATTTTACTGAATATTTCAAAGAAGAACGAGACGTATGGGTTCAGAATGTGTCGCAGTGCCAAGTAAGTGTAATGTTTGATCTTGGTCCAGGTCGTTCTGAGTCTTATTTATTCGTACCTAATACTGATCCTGTAAATCTATCTCAGGGCTTTCCATTTCAGGCAATTAAAACCTCAATGGATCTTCGGCGTATGTTAATCCGGGTTCCTCCTGCGTTAAAGTTAATGACCGAGGATGAAGCTAAAGCTTATTATGAGCGTCAGGCTAGTGACAATGGACTAAAAGATGTGAGCATAGCTATGTCTCAGGCTGAGGAACGACGTGCGATAATTCATAGTCGTCAACCATTACCTGACGCGCCAGATCCAATCAAGTTACATGATGTTGTATCCGATGGGCAGCATCTAGGTGAAAAGAAGATTGTTCGATCAACCTTGGGGTCAGTTTCGCAAGAGGATGAAATTAATCCTCGCATATTAAATCTATGTTTACAAGTTCACCCTCAGGTTCCAGATCAAGAGAAGATGAGTGCACAAACTATGATTGCTGAGATCGCTGCAATCCCAAGTCTTAAGTTATTAGACTGGGAATATCTTAATTCTCATGGGTTTTATAAGTCTGTGCGTAATATGGCTAAGCAGCAAATTGCGAGGCTGATTGAAGCTGATTCGGAAGTAGAGAAACCAACCAAGAAGACTAATAAGAAAGCTGGTGGGTAGTCGATGAATCTAGCTGCGCAACGTATAAGTCTTTTTGGGCCTACTGAATTAGTTCATTCATCGACTGCTGGATTGAATGGAGGGGAACCAGAGACTAGTATCTCTACTGGTCCAGCTAGATTTCAGTGGTCGCCTAGTCAGAATGCGGGCCTAATTGATCCTACCGGGTTAGGTCTATCTGGTACATATCGCATTATACGTTTACAAGTTTTTGGGGACACAGATACAATAACAGTAAGTCTGATTGATGGAGATAAGACACTCATACTGGTCAATGGCGCTAGCCTTCCATATGTTAATGAAGGTCTTGGATTTGTTACTTCTGGTCAGAAATTAAAGGTCACTAGTGGATTTAATACTACTTCTTTGAAAATGATCATTACATTAGCTGATGCCTTAGCTTGGTCTCCATCTCCTAAATAATACTAAACACTAGAATAAGGGCATAGATTATCATCTCTCAACGGAGATAATCTATGCCCTTATTGTTATTTGTTACTATTACTGATCAATCTATAGGTTGGGTTATAATCTCAATTCAATGGTTAATAACCCAACTTCAGAATCATAATTACATGCCAGCGTGTGGTATGTTGATGATGCTTCTAGTTTGGGTAATTAAACGGATTAGTGGCGATGCTCTTAAAACTGAGCGGTTAGCCTTATTATCAGCTGGTCTCGGGGTACTCTCCGCAGTTGGAATAGAATTATTGGCTTTAACAATAGACTCTAATAGAGTAGACCTACTAACAGCCATTATTAATGGTCTCATGGTCGGCGCGGGAGCATCAGGATTTTGGTCACTTCTAGGGAAGAAACTTTTGGACACGAAGAGCAACTAATGGTTAAGGATGGAATTTTAACGATCGTCTTAGATCGAATTGATAAGGCTACGGGCGAAATGCGAGAGGATGTATCTAAGATTAAGGCCGATATTTCTACACTGGTGACTACTAGTGTACGTCAGCAGACTATTCTTGAGGATCAGTCTCGACGTTCTGAGGCAATTGAGAAGTCTGTTAAGCTATTGGAAAATCGTATCACACCTCTAGAACAGCATATTGCCATGTGGAGCGGTGCTAGTAAGGTTCTCGTTATTTTAGGTGGTATCACAGCTTTGGTATCAGCCATTGTAGCGATCTATAAAGTATTACGCTAGGATCTATATGATTAATCGGTTATTATATACTATTAAAAATTGGCGATCTAGGTGGAGGGCTATAGTATTTGGGGCATACACCCCAGTTCCTAATTCACATATTGTTGTTCATGGGGAACTATCAGCTAAGGTTATTAATGCTAGCCAACAAGTTCAGGATTATGGTGTAATTTCGCGACGAGTTGTTACTACTACTGGAGTTAATTTTCTTCGTGATGATTTTAGTGGTGGTATTGGTGGTGCTGATATTAGTATGTTGAATTATCATGATTCTGGCACTGGAACTAATCCAGAATTAGTTGCAGATATTGACTTACAGATCCCGTCTGGACCTAGCATTAGGGTAACCGGTGCTCAAAGCACGCCGGCATCTAAACAATATAGATCAACAGCGACCATAAGCTATACATCCACACTAGCTATTACTGAACATGGTATATTTAATCAGTCTACGCGTGGAGCTGGAAGTGTATTATGGGATCGTAGTGTATTTGCTCCAATTAATGTCACTAATGGCGATTCTATTCAATTTATATATACGTTAACTATTATGGATGGAGGATAGATGTCTGATATTAAAATATCTGCTCTACCGCCAGTGAGTAGTGGATCCGTTTTTCAGGAATATGGTGTAGCTGAACTTGGATCTAGTAAGAAGATTAATGGTAGACAGCTACAAGAATTTCTTGGATTTATTAAAGTTCTTTTGCCCACTAGACATACTATTTCATCTACTACTGCTACTGAAGTTATTGATATTAGAGCATCAGATGTAGGTGTTGGTACATACGTGTTTCGTTATTATCTAATTGTGCAGTCTACAGCTACTACTACTGGATTAAAATTTGGTATTAACTTTACCGGTGTCGCTACGCGGTTCGTAGCACATATGGTTTACCCTAGTTCTGGTTCAACTGCAGCAACTGGGGTTGCTGCAGATATATCTAATACAGCCTCCGGTAGATTAGAAGAGTCTATGGCCGCAAGGTCACTTAGTACTACTGGTGCAAATCTTGGTCCATATACTGGAGTTACAACAATCAACGCCGATATTCTCAATGTAATTGAGGGAATCATAGTTATAACTAATCCTGGTCACCTGCAGCTATGGCATGGATCGGAGGGTAATGTAGGTACATCTGTTGAGATTGGTAGCAGTTTACTTTTGACCAGAATTGGATAAAATATGGCTACTATTGCGGCTATTACTCAATTTTTAGCTTCTGATGTTAATGATTCAAATGTGGCATTAGGAGTAGCATATGCTATTTATGACAGCGATCAACAGCGAACACGTCAATTTAGTATTTATGATATTCCAGGTCTTACTTTGGTTAACTTATTAGATTGGAAATCTATTATAGTTCAGGCTGTTATCAATCATGCTGCAACTGAAGGATTCGTTTTACCAGCTGCTAATTTAAATTGGATCCCATATGAGGGCGGTAACCAGAGATTAACCAAATTAGTGTTTCGTTCTAGCCATGAGCACACATTTAACCTAAATGACACTAATAAAGTTAATATTCATCAGGGACTGGATGGTGAGCCTCAAATTGTAGATTTTACACGATATCGTCAATATCGTCTATTAGTATATTTAGATAAAAATAGTGGTGATGGAGTGGTATATACTTTAACTGATATTAATAATATATCTAATAATTTTTCAGCTACTTATAGTGGACCTACTGGTGAAATTATGTTAGATAGTGGATGGGTTAATCTACCAACATGGGCATTTGGTGAAAAATTATTAGCTTGTCAAATTGGTACAACAGATCCAATTACAGTGTTAGTATATCATCAGTCTCTCCTATATTTGCGATAATTAATGCCAAATTATTATCAACTTGCCGAAAGTACTGATCGGTTTCTATTAGAAGATGGTAGTGGTGCACTACTACTAGAAGAAGATCAGTTGTTTGTTAATAATGTTAGTGCAGATATATTATTTATTGGGTCAGTAATTAAGCAGTGTAATAAATTAGTTACTGGTGTATTATTGTTTAGTATAACTCTTTCTAATATAGCATTTAATATAATTAGCTACTTAGCAACATTTATTGGTCTAGTAACGACCATCTTTGAAATAAAGTTATTTGGTATTGTTAGAACTATTAAGTCTACTACTAAATATATATCAACGATTATTATTGATGATGTAAATCGATTGACAGGTAGGGTCGGTGCCATTGACGCAGATCCAAACACTAGTATAATTAGTATATCATCAGATGCTGCAGTTATATCTGTGGAATAATATATGGCATTATCAATTATTAATGTAGGAACTATAACATTACAGAACTCCTCAACCAGATCTAAGATTATAGTACAGGACTTAACTATAGATCCACCAGTTAATACCGATCCTTATAGGTTAGTGGTGACATTAACTGATCTTGGTGGGTCACCTAAAATTTATGATGTATGGCCGTCTCCAGCGACCCGTATTGTACGAACTGGAGTTGGGCAATTTTATATAGATTTAGGACCTGCTGATGCTGAGTTGGATGGTAGTCATCCGATTGGTAGTACCATTCTTAATGTTAAACTAGCTAATCCCACTAATACATCTGGATGGCCCGCTACTGGGCGGATTACTATTAATTCTGGTAGTTTAATAGAAACTTTAGATTATTCGGCAGTAAATATTGTATCTGGTTCAGGTACTATTACGTTACCGTCACCAACTACTAAGCTATATAATAGTGGAATTCTTATTGTTGGTCCTAATACTGAGACTAATACTATTGGTGAATTTATAGTTAATTGGCAAACTGAGTTAGTAGCTGGTGGAGCGGTTACTAACTCAATTGATAAATTTAAAGTCATATCTATTCGAACAGCTTCGTTTTTGCCTGAATTTAAATTACTTATTGATAAATCAAGGAAATTGACTGCTCCGTCCTCTGAGTGTTTTATAGGGTACACAGATGGTCAATTAATGTCATATCTTGAGGGTGGACTAGGTACCATTAATGCTTATCAACCATCACTTACATTTACATTTGAAAACTTTCCATTAGATTATAAACAGATTTTATTAGATGCAGGTTTAGTCACTGGGGTAATGAGTCAACAGCTATATGCTATTGATACTGATATACCAAATTATAATGATCAGGGTACATCATTTGTCATTGTTCATCAACCTCAATTAGCTAGTTTTTTGAATCAAATTAGTCAACGATTAGATCGTCTGATCCCCATGATGAAATTGCAGCTTTTACAGCCAGGATCGTTACATATTCAAGCCGGACCGAATTTTAGACTTACACAATTGATTCAGGCGGCGCCATCAGGTTCGTTATTTAGAAATGTATTCTTCAAGGGTTAAGTATAGTGGCTTCTAAATTCGATATTATATCTGGACGAGCCCCTGGGTATTGGGGCGGCAAGAATATTCGATGTCGCATTAATAGCGAGTCTATAGTGGATAAGGTCCTATCTTCTAATTATGATAAGATCTATGCTATGGGTCTACCTATTGCAGTATGGAGAGAGGCATCATCATTAGTTGACAATCTTACTGTTTGTTCTTGCTTTAAAGATACTTCTAAGCAACCAGATATTCCTTGTCAATCTTGTTATGGAACCGGAACTATTCCAGGGTTCTTTAAATTTGGGACCAGAAACTATTGGAGTGCTTCTATTGATACTGGATGGACCTTTACTAATATTGTATTAGATCAGACTAATCGTCCATTTCGATTTATGTTAGCGAACGATTCTATTTCTGGGATCGCAATTTCACCTAACATATCTATTTCAACCATAGGGAAACTAGGAGCATGGGAATCTAGATATGATGGATTTACTAGGGATGGTGGAGTAAATAGTGCTATTATAGTGGAGGCATCTAAGGATAATGGACTAACTTGGTTTGCTCTTTCTGGTCTTGAGTTAGAGGGGCCTACTACTCAGTTGCGATTTAAAGTAACTATGTCTAGAACTACTACTTCAACTAAATCTCCTATGTTCGAGATTGTACGAGTACGTTATGCTACTATTTTTGATATTAGAAATGAATTATTTGAGCCAGTTATTCGAGTTTTACCAACATGGTTAACTGAGGCTGAGATTAGGCAGGCCCATGGTTTAAAAATGGAGGCGACTAATAATAAGTTTTGGACGCTACCACTAGCCTTTTTTGATCCTAGTATTGAAATTCAAAATAATGCATCTAGGGTTAGTGATGATGTATTTGTCGAACAGCGGGTTGGTGTAGAAATTGGTATTCGATATGCTATTACTGAGTTCTCTTATTCAGAGACTTTCGGTAAATTTACTAGACAGGAGTTTAGTACACGTAAATATTCAGGTAAGCCAGGGGAAATTATTGGAGAATATGCATATAGAGTGTTCTAGCCATGCCGGTACATAATCGACAAGATCTGGGTCAGATTCCTACTGTACCCGACAACTTAACTCAACCACCTAGATTTGGTGCAATCCATGAATTAGTAAAGGATGCATTTGTTTTAGAGTTGCGGCATTTTTTGTCAACCGCCAATAATCGACTTCGTATAGGTGAACTGCCGCGTATTGATAAATATGCAGTAGCCATTGATACTAAGATTGATCCACTCGAAACCGCAGTCAGTCTAATTCGCAGTTATCCTGATATTACTGAAGATTTACCGTTAATCGCAGTATTAGCTACTACTGGGCGCAATCTTAAGCTAAGTATATCAGACAAATATACATCTATGATAGTTCCGCCAGCTAAGATTATAGGATCTGCAAATGGTCCATTTGCATTGACTGATGGCATGGATTTACAAATCACTACCCAGCCTGATGGAATAGATACCAATGTGGTTACGTCTAGATTTGTGTTTCCTTCGTTCATGTTTACCAATATTGCTGCTGCAACCCCAGAAGAGGTTGTATATGCTATTAATTTTCAGTCACTATATGTTACTGCTTATGTTGTAACCGATGGGGTTATTAAGCATGTCGGAATCAGGGCAGGTGGACCTCATGGTACTTTATTCCCAAATAAGATTACAATTGTTGGTGGTACTTCTCTAGGTACTCTTGGATTGGCCATAGGCCAGACTGATCAAAATTATGGTGTTGGTAAACAGGCGTATGAGCGTTATCATATGGCAGCAGAATTGACAGTAGCTATCGAAATTGTAGCTGAATCAGAGAATGTACGTACAGATATCTCAGATTTACTATATGATTTTTTCTCTTATGTGATGGCTGATCGCAAATTTCAATTTTATGGTCGATCAATATTTGATGAGTCTGTATTAGATGAGACTTATCAGATTATATTAAAAGATAGTCAAATTTCATTTTCTGGAGAACAAGAGATAAATAGATTAGGCGACCTTAGGGATAAATTATATATTAATCGGATCTCTATTCCGGTTATAGCTATCCAATACTCAGATCGGTTAATGACGAATATTGATGGCTCAACCACCACCCCGTTAATCAATATTGGACTTATATCTAATTTTAACCTTCCAGAACCTAATTAATCGAGAGGTATATTTTATCTATACTAAAATAAATAGAATCGGTAGCTAGATAATTTCGTGGACTGGTCTCGAAATGGGTCACCATTGCCGACCTTTAAACATCATTAACTATATGCGTTAGGGGTGATTAGATGCCGAATATTAGTGGCTATGTTGATCCTGGGGTATATATCTCAGAGGTAGTTGTTCCAGGTACTGTTTCGGTAGCCACAGTACCGCTTACTGTTTGTTTAGTAGGTATTGGGAATCGGTTTAAACGAGTAAATGATGAGGCAGTAGTTCGTGGGTTGACGTCAGCGTCTGCCAACGTTTTAATTGTTGATAGTACCCCCGGTGCCCATGACGCCACCCTAACTTTTGTCAGTAATCGTCAATCGGCTCAGACTGTTGTGACTAAAGATGGAGTCCCTATTGACAGTATTTACATTACTTATCTACCAGCTGCAATCACAGGAGTTACCCTCACTACAGTAGATTTTACTGCACCAAATAATAAAATTGCTTTATCTGTAGATGATAAACAACCAGTTACTATTGCTATCACGGCTGGTGGTACAGATACAACGGTTATTGTTGGTAATTTAATCACTCAACAACTAGCATCAATTACTAATATTGCGTTGGTAACTGCTGACATGATTGCTGAAGGTATTAATAAAGCACTGAATGGGGCTAGTTCATTGGGGTATGGCCCTAATTATGCTGCTGTTGCGTCTACTAGCACTAATAAGGTTATATTATCATCTCCATTAAGCACTCCTATATCAGATATTAAGCTATTTGCAGCTTACCCTACGGCCACAGATCATACCGATGAAATATTCGGTATTGCATTCCCTGCATCTAGGCTATACCAAGTTCCTACTGTTATTCGGATTGCTGATTCCCAATATAACTCGTTGGCTACCTACATTGCTCAATATGTAGCTGTTGTTGGGGTTGATTATGATAATACTCTAGATTTTGGAGGTATAACTAATATAGTTAGGGTTGGTTCTTTCCCTGGGACCACCTCATTTACAGATCAATATTCATTAATGGATGATACTGTTGAGTGGACATCATCATATACACCAGCTACTTTTATTAGTTCTGTTGCTGCTGCATCTCATGATATTTCTATTGATGATACCATTGTACTTTTAATTGATGGTAAAGCTGCAGTTAATATTGATCTTAATGGGTTAGGTTCTCCTCCGCCAGGGTATATTAACCCAGTCTCCGCGAGCGCAGCTACACCGACTGAGATCGTAAATAATATTAATGCTATATTATCATATGCTGTTAATTATGGTCCTTCGTATGGAGCAGTGGCTAGTGTTATTGGATCTGGTATCAATTCTAGAATTGTGTTAACCTCACCACGAGAAGGTGGTGCAGGTAGTTTGATTCAAATTGCTGCCCCTGCATTAAATAGTGCAACAACTACTCTATTCGGATTGACTAGTGCTCAATTGCCTTACACAGTAAGGGATCCTGGGACTCGACCTGCCCCAGGTACAACTTACTATGTTACTTATGAGTATCCTCGTCCCACTAGTGATTATAATTTACCTAAGCGTTATTTCAGTCCAGATGCGCTATATGCCGATATTGGTTTCCCAGCGGCGGGCAATGATTTAGCCATTGCTGGTAGTATTATATTTCAAAATAACGCACCATCTATGATGGTAGTTCAAGTTGATGATTCTATCACCCCAGGATCACCGACGCCACCTGAATTCTTAGAAGCTTTTAACGCGGCTGGAGGAACGTCGGTTGCTACTGAAATATGTGCCCTTAGTACTGATCTTGGAGTTCAGACTGATTTAATGACTCACATTATCAATGAGTCGTCTCCAACTCAGAAGAATTATCGGCGTGGATGGTTTGGTATGCCTCGTAATACTACTATTGGAGATAGAGATACCTTAGACACATTTGTTTATCGGGCCACACGAACCCTACAGGTATCAAGTGACTCCCCAGGACGTGGGCGATTGATCTTAGTAGCACCGGCCAATGTAACACGTACGGTTACTTTGGAAGATGGATCTGAAATTGATCTAGATCTTGATAGTTCATACACAGCAGCCGCTATTGCTGCTCGAATGACCGCATTTACTTCTCCTGCGGACACTCTTTTACGAAAGACCATTTCCGGATTTAAGACTGATAATTTTCAAACATATTTAAAAAGTGAACGTGCCCAATTAGCATCCAATGGTGTAACTGTAGTTACATTAGATGCAGGTAAATTAGTATTACTTGATCCTATGACTACAGAGGGTGGGGGTGGAAAATTAGTTAGTTTTCAGGAGATTTCAGCAAGTACCCAGAAAGACGCAACTACTACAGCAATAACTCAATCGGTCGACGCAAATTTAGTAGGCGTAGTACCTTCTGATTTGGCTTCCTTTGTTGTCACGATCAAGGGTTATATTGGTGGAGTACTTCGTTCTTTGATTGCATCGGGGGCTATTGCACCATATAAGACCGATAGTGGTATTACTAGAGATATTGACTTTTCTCGCGATATTCAAGTATTTCAAGATCAGTCGGATCCTACTAAATATTTTTTCAGATATTTTTTCAATCTGAGAAACCCAGCAAAGAGATTTTACGGAGATTATTCGGTTGATAATCCGTTCTTTAGCTAAGACTCGTTTAGGTACTTGTATCCATCAATCGAAGATATCTGACAGTGTATAAGCTGAGACTATTACTGCAACCACTTTAATAGAGGTCTTAAATGCCTCCAGTCTATCCTAAGAATCAATTTAATCCGCCAGATACGTTAGCTAGATCATCTCATTCATTGACCATCAAGGTAAATGGAATTACTATTGGGATGATTAATGGTTGGAACCCTCAACAGAATCGACAGATTACTCCTATTTATGAGCTTAACGCAGAGACTTCTGGATTACCACTAGAAAATGTGCCAGGTAATGTTCAGAATCTAACTATTGCAATTCAACGTTTTGATATATGGCCCATTAGAATGGAGCAGGCGTTTGGGACGATTGATCTAACTATGTTATCTAATCAACAGTCTCCATTTGCAGTACAGGAACTTTGGACTTCACCAAATGCAGCTTTAGAGATCTGGCAGTATGATGGTTGTTGGTTTGAGAATATTGGGCGTACATTTCGAAGTGACGATACGCGGATTGTAAATGTAAATGCTAGCATGCGATATGTTTATAAGTCTAAGATTCAGGGTATTTAACAACTAGTCAATGGGTAATTATAAAATGGATACATTAAATAATCAGTCACAAATGCAGCTCTCTATTTCAATTCCATCCGGCCGTTCTTTGACGTTGACCGGCGGTGATCTCAGCGAACTTATTAGTCTATTAGTCCAGGTTGCTACTGCCGTACCTAGCGCCCTTAAGGCTGTAGCTGCCGTGCTTGAATGGTGGCCTGATAATACCCAGGTTGATAAACTAGGTAAGAAACTACGTGCATTTGTAGAGTCATTAGAATCTCGATAGGATCAGATTCTAATGAATAAGTGGGAATAGTGGAACGTAGTACCTGAGCCACTAAATAACGACTAGTCCATTGCGTCTATAGATGAGCATGAGTTATATAGAGCATTTAGTTGGGAATAATAATTATTATAAGTTCATTCGATCCTAATAATTTATAGTTTAATGGGTAATATATGGCTAATGACTATCGTGCTAAGCGACATTCTGTGCTTGATGATCTGAAGAAGGATTTGTCTAAAGGATTTATTGAGCAGGAAGTGACCGTATTAAATACTAAGTTTAAGTTGCGTAGTCTTAATGAAGATGCTGAATCTTGGGCTGATGGGTATGTTCGATCTAATAGTCCATTAGCAATGGTTAATACTCGCCGTGCCCCTCGACTCGCTGCAGCGATCCAATCTATTAATGATGTGCCTATAGATCAGCTTTTTATGTATCCAAATGATATGCCTGATGGAGTTAAACAGGCATTGAATGAGAATCCTATTGCTAAGTGTTATTGGCTTCGGGAACAAATGCTTTATTTCTTATCTGAAGATGCTGGTCGATCATTCGTAAATGAGCTTTATGGTACGCTTGCGAAGATGGATGAATCTCGTGATAAGTCTCTAGAGAAGATCCCAAACTCATAAACGAGGATCCCGACTGGGCCATCCGAGCATATGTTTTAGCTCGTAAGGGGGTTCTCGCATCTAGCCCGGATGTGCAGAGCATGAGTCGTGCTCAATGGGTATTAGAGTTCCATGCTCTTCAGGCGAAGGAACGCTTATGGTTCGATATGCTGTTGAAGGGCCTACGCCATACGCTTATTGGTGTACTTGGATTGAATGCCATTCGTCCAGAGGATGAACATGGTAATCCAAAGGACTGGCAAACAATGACTGATGAGGAACGCCAAGCTTTTATCCCACTAATTGCTTGGGTGGGTCGCCCAGAGCTATTAAAGACAGTTAGCGATCAGCAACAAGCGGAGATTGATCCTGATAAGATCATAGGTGATAGTAATTATGAAGAAATTGTCCGGGCTATTGATGAACTTGATGGGGATATGACCCCGATCTTTAAGAATCTCCACGGTATTGATCCTGACACTATTCCCACAAAGCACGTTACACATAAGCAAGTAAATATTAAGACCGCAGATGAGATGAAGGTTGATCTGGAAAACCCCTAGATGGCTACCGAGACAGAACAAGTCACGCAAGAGATCAAAGAGGCTCTAGAAGGGTTTAAAGCAATTGGTCAATATGCCAAAGATCTAGCTTCAGCAATTGCTTCCGCTGATCAGCCGCTGCAGCGTGCTAACGATATGACCAAAGCCATCGAAGTACAGATGGAAACCATTGCTGAGAATTCGCGTGGAATGGTTGAATCTGTCAAGAAGATGACCGATAGTGTCGGTGCTACCATATCTAAAATGCGGGAACTAAATCAAGTTCAATCTGAGGCTAAAACACGACTTACTGAGGCTAGAGAGGAGTTAGTTCGTCAACAGGTTGAAACTGAGACTCTTAGAACTAAGAAAGCACAGACTCAATTAGAAGAACGCGAAGCCTGGACCAGATTACGTAATGAGCAATCCAAATCTCATGAAGCCGCAGAATCCACGCGCGGTATATGGTCCCGCACAATTGATTCTGTAAAGGAATTACAAGTTGAGATTGCGAAGGCGGGTTATGAAACTGATAAGTTTGGTGTAACTAGTAAAAAGGCTGGTTTGAAGGCTGGAATGGCTCGGTTTACTGCTGGAGCAATGAGCTCAGCTGCTGAATTGTTCACTGGTCAAGCCGATCCAGCAGGAGCCGTGCGATCTATCGGTGCAGCAGTAGCTAGTCTTGGCCAGACTGCCGGTATTGGTGGTTTAGTCGGTATGATGATTTATGGTAAGATTAAGGATGCTGAGTTTCGGGCCGTAGGTGAGACTGCAGGTCAGATGTTCGACCAGATTAGTGGTCATACTTCTGGATTTGCAGCTAGAATGGGCGGTGTTGCCCGCTCTTTATCAGTATATGCTATGGCTGCTAAGGAGGACCTAGCCCAGGTTGCTGCCGCATTCGCTGCTACTGGTGTTAATGCAGCAACTGCTCAGATTAAGATTGATGGATTTGTATCATCAGTAGGTAATGATCTTATTATTGCGACTTTAGCAGCAGATAAAGCCCTAGAATTACCAGCAGGAACATTCGCTAAGTTAAGTGGGACTATTGCTCGGGATTTTAATACCTCAGCTGACAAGGCATTCATTAATTTAATGAATTTAGCAACTGCCGCTAAAGAGGCTGGTATGAATGCTGCTACCTTCCTACAACAAACTATGGAGGTCTCATCTAGTTTAAGATTGATGAATGCTAATGCCGGAGCTGCTGGGGCTACAATGCTTGGGTTATCTAAGACCATGCAGGGGCGGGGCATGGGGGCCGCCTATGCTCAAGCTTATACTGGGGCTGGTATGGGATCTGTTGCTTCTGCTACCGCAGGATTAGGTGAAGGATTATCAGCGATTATTGGTGAGAGATTAGGATATAGTTCAGGACTAGAGGCTCTTTATGCGATGAAGACCGGATCTGGACAATCAGCTCGAGGATCTCAACAATTAGATTTAGCTGCGGTAATGAAAGAGATGCGGAACATCGTCACTGGTGATATGGCTCTGACGAATCGATCAGAGCAGGCTTTTGCGCTTCAGAAGCTTTTCGGAGTGGATGTGACTGGTGCTGATGCTATTATTGATGCGATGGAAGAAGCGAATAAAACGGGAAAACTCAGTGCAAAATCCCAGGATGAATTAAATCGAGCTTTTCAGAGTGAATCAGCGAAGACCAATCAGATTATGAAGTTGATTGATGTCATTAAAGATGCAATTTCAAACGTAATGGTTGGTTTACTTGGAATGATAGTTAGTGGGCTAAAGATGTTACTCAATGGTGTAATGTATCTCACTTCACAGTTAATGACTAGTACACTGCTTAACACAGATGCTAGGTCGAGAGAGGAGTGGAGTGAGGCCGCAAGGCGATATAATGCTAATATTGAATCAGGAGTGCTTATCAGTGGTAAGGCTACCGATCGTATTCTTAAAGGGCTAAATCAAGGAAGTGGTGCGATGGGTGGGTTGATTCGTGAATTTGATTTAGCTGGGGGTTGGCCCTGGTCTAAGGGTCGATATCCGTCGTCTACTGGAGTTCAGGTAGTGGACAAGGAGAATTGGGTGATCCAACGGTTTATCCAGCGGCCCATATTACTAAGACAAGATATAGTAAGAACGTGCCTCAGGTAGGACGTGTTGAGGTAGAGACTAAATCAAGTGTACATGTGGTCCGGCCGGACCGTGGCACTAAGAGATACGATAGCGGGGCTTACTAATGGCAATTCTCGATGGGCCAGGATTGTTCCGTAATACAATTATTCCTACAATAGGGGGCACTGGTGCGGTTCGGCGAATTCCTTTTACTTTTACTTCTACAGCTCGTCTCTTACGGTCTGGGAAGTTAAAAGCATTAGGTAACGATTTTGCTAGGTTACAATCTGCTCAGGATCGGCGTAATGAGTTAGCTAGTATTGAACTAGCTACGCGCGGAATTAATGCTGCTAATCAGTTAGGATTATCTGATACAATAAGTTCAATTAAGAATGCATTACAACTATCGATTGGATTAGGCATGCCTATTATTGAGATGGCAGTTAATCCTCATGCTATCAAGTGGAGTCAAAATAAACGTATAACTAAACGTGATACGATGAATGGATCTGTGTTCTTTCATTTTACTAACGATGACGATCAAAATAATGATATTCTAAGTGTGTCGTTTACTGGTCGGACTGGAAATATTAATACCCAAGGTAATATTATTGATGCATTTACTACTGGTTCTAGTTTGAAATTACGGATTTGGCATGAACTTTATAATTTAACTCGAGAGCCAATGTTATTGAGTCAGAAGAATGCCGAGCAAGGATTACCAAGGGGGTTAAAGAACGAATTCTTCATTACCTATCGTAGCATATTAATGCCAGTGCAGATTACTCTTATTGGTCATTTTAGTAAGGTATTAGAATTTACTGAGACTGCAGATGACCCATATAATCGAGAATATAATTTTACTTTTACGGTTACTAACACTAGTCCACGATTAGATGATTTGTCTGCATTAATGAATTCTGCTCTTTCAATCTCAGGGCAGACTGAATCATTAGTTAGCAATATTACTTCATTGGGTGTGCCATAGTATGAATAGGTGGGAGCGACGAATAGGTATGATTGGTCCGTTAGGGCAACGAATGGCGCAAACAGTAGATCCATCTTGGATTGATCCATATATCTTAGATGTGATTAATCGGATCAATTCATTAGGATATATTCACACCACCCATTCTTGTGCTGGAATTGGTCCACGTGCATATATTGAAGGTGGTGGAGATCATATATTAGATGAGATTGCTTCTGCCTATCTAGTATTCGAAGTAGATTTACCTAATATGGAGGCTGCTGAATTATTATCTAAACTAAGCACTATTTGTGTATATGGATTCGAGTCTCCGGAACAAATACTTAGTACTATGTATGAATGGCATGCAAATTCTAACAAATATAGGTATGTTTGGAGACCATTTAATTTAGATCAAGATGTTACACGTCAAGAAGTAGAAATGGCATGGAATAAATTAAGACAGATTATTTAGGTTAATTTAGATGGGGTACTATAGTATGAATAAATGGGAGTATCGAGTAGGTATGATTGGCCCATTAGGGCAACGAATGGCTCAGGTAGATGAATACCAGAAAATCATTGACTGGATGCGATCGATGGACCCCAATTGGGATCCAAATGATGATGAATCATATTTTAATCCAACTGGGTTAGAAGGACCTAGTGAAATTGTAGTTAATCCGGATGGGAGTTGGGAAGCAAGTAATGAATCACGTGTTGATGAGTTTGAGTCTGGGATTGGACTAGCTGCACTTCAGGCATTATTTACATCAGTCCATTAATATTAAGAATTATGTCATGTCCTACTGTTAGATATGGATTTCCGAAGTTTAAGGTATTCATCTTTGGGGTAGATATTAGTAATGATGTTTTGAGTATTAATACTACTAGTCATGATGGAGCTGCGCCTAATACCTGCCAAATTACTTTGGCCAATGAATTAGATAAATATATCTTAACGACTGAAGATGTGATAGCTTTGAATAAGCTTAAGTTTACCAATGATCAACTTGACATACCTTGGCTCAGGAATCAGGAGTTTACTACAGTCGATCCTATTGCTGAACGTGGTGGTTTGTTGTCTGTTGGTTCAGCGGCTTTTCAACAGGCCCTCAATACAGGATTTACAGGAGTTAAATATTCAGTATTGTTAAAGAAAAATCAAGTGGTGCAGAATGTTGATCGATCTAGTTTAGTAGATATTTTTGGTAGACAGATTCAAGGTACTCGTTTCGCTGATTATTACGGTGCGGTTATTAAGAAGTATCCACTTGCTGATGGTAGTCCAATCTTCCATCCAATGGATCCAGTGCGAGTATTTATGCGAGATCCATTCGATCCAGGACGGTGGTATTACCATTTTACAGGGTTCGTTTCAGATATGGTAGACAATGTTGATCAAAATAACGTTAAAACATTAACTATTGTTGCTGAAGACCCTACTAAACTATTTAGATATACTAGAATTTTTATTAATCCGGGTATCATTGATGCTAATGTGGTAATTGAGAAACAAGACATGCGAGTACAAAGTTTTTATTCGCATTTTATGAAAGGATTCAATTTACCCGAGGTTTTCTTTACATTAATTTTTGGCCCAGATCGGGTTAAGGCCGAAAAAATCCTAGAACGCCAGCATGGTAATTCAGGTAGCTCAAATCTTACTACTAGTATGCGTGGTATTGGGCATTTTGCCTTTGATACATCTGGAGTATTTACCTTTGGTCCATCATTAGATCAACCTATTAATCAATCGGCACAACAGCAACGCGAGCAGCCGGCCGCTAAATTATTGGATGTTAAACCAGAGATTAATCTACCTTCTTTAAAGGTTTGGCAATCTATTGTTGATCACGAAGTTCAACCATCCGATTTATATACTATGGCTACACAAGAAACTAGGGAGGCTGATTCAGGTGTACTGGTTGAAGCGGCTAACGCGACATTCAATGCTCTTGGCATTGAAGGTGTAGTTGATGAGATTGGGAGACACCCGGAAGTCTATTTGGTTGATGGTGGGCGATTGTTGATGCTTATTCCTAATAGTTTAGGTGTAGATAATAATAAAGTTATTATTAATGATATTATCCAAGCATACCCATTAAATAGTGAATGGAGTTCTGCCGGTTCAGTGATGTATGAAGTAATTGATAGAATTCAATTTATAATGTACTGTTCACCTCGGGGTGATATCATCATTGAGCCACCTCTATATGACTTTGATCCAGATGATTTCGGTATGGAAAGTATTCCTTCTACCGAATTGGTTAAT